GCTGAAATTTGTGAATTTCCGTTTGCACCTATAGTACCTGATGAACCTGCAGTACCTGATGTACCACTAGTGCCACTATTTGTGCTATTTCCTGAAGTACCGTTTGAACCAGCTGTTCCACTAGTTCCACTTGTACCTGATGTTTGACTTAAACCATCATTTCCTGCTGTACCATTTGAACCAGTAGTACCTGATGTACCACTTGTTCCACTTATTTGTGAATTTCCGTTTGCACCTATAGTACCTGATGAACCTGCAGTACCTGATGTACCACTTGTACCTGAAGCTAAACTTAAACCGCTTGTACCTGCTGAACCAGTTGAACCTGAAGTTCCACTAGTTCCTGAATTTCCTGATGTTTGGCTATTACCCGATGTTCCTATTGAACCTGTAGAACCACTTGTTCCACTTGTTCCTGAAGAACCACTTTCACCTGAAGCACCTACTGCTCCAATAGTACCATTACTACCAGCTGTACCTGAAGTACCACTTGTACCACTAATTTGACTATTTCCGTTTGCACCAATTGTACCAGCACTACCTGCTGTACCACTTGTACCACTAGTACCTGAAACACTTGATGAACCTGAAGTTCCTAAACTACCTGATGTACCACTAGTACCTGATGTACCACTAGTACCTGAAATTTGACTATCACCTGATGTACCTGTAGAACCTGAAGTACCTGATGTGCCACTTGTTCCACTTATTTGTGAATTTCCATTAGCACCTATTGTACCACTTGAACCTGCTGTTCCTGAGGTACCACTAGTACCTGAAACTTGGCTATTACCATCTGCACCTGTTGTACCTGATGAACCTGTACTACCTGATGTTCCTGAAGTACCTGAATTTCCATTAGTACCTGAATTACCTGAAGTACCATTAGAACCTGTAGAACCTGAAGTTCCTGAAGTTCCACTATTTCCTGAGGTACTTGAAGTACCTGATGAACCTATACTACCTGATGTTCCTGAAGTACCGCTTGTACCTGATTGTTGTGAAGTACCATTTGCACCTATAGTACCAGCGCTACCTGCAGTACCACTTGTACCACTAGTACCTGATGATTGAGAAATTCCATTTTCACCTGTTGTACCTGATGAACCTGTAGAACCTGATGTGCCACTTGTTCCTGAAGTTTGTGAAGTACCGTTAGCACCAGCTGAACCTGTAGAACCTGATGTTCCGCTAGTACCTGATGTACCTGAAGTACCATTAGTACCTGAATTTCCTGAAGTACCTGTTGAACCTGTAGTACCACTTGTACCACTAATCCCTGAAGTACCATCAGCTCCTGAAGCTCCTGATGAACCTACTGAACCTGAAGTACCGCTTGTTCCACTTGTACCTGATTGTTGTGAAGCACCACTTGCACCTATAGTACCTGTTGTACCTGCTGTTCCACTAGTACCGCTTGTACCACTTACTTGTGAATTACCACTAGCACCCGTTGTACCTGCTGTACCTGTAGAACCACTTGTACCACTTGTACCACTATCTCCAGAAGTACCATTATTACCTGTAGAACCTGAGGTTCCACTTGTTCCACTATTTCCTGAACTTCCTGAAGCACCTGTTGTACCTGATGAACCTGTACTACCTGATGTACCACTTGTACCTGAAGTTTGAGAAAGGCCATTAACACCTGCTGAACCGGCTGAACCCGTTGAACCTGAAGTTCCGCTAGTTCCTGAAGCTTGTGAATTACCACTATCTCCTACTGTACCTGCCGTTCCACTTGTACCGCTTGTTCCACTTGTACCTGCTGAACTTGAAGAACCTGAAGTTCCTATTGAACCTGCTGTACCTGAAGTTCCAGATGTACCACTTGTTCCTGATGCTTGTGAATTACCAGCAGCACCTATTGTACCTGAAGAACCAGCTGTTCCTGAGGTACCACTTGTTCCACTTATTTGAGATGAACCACTAGTACCTTCGGAACCAGTACTACCTGCTGTTCCACTTGTACCACTAGTACCACTTACTTGACTATTTCCGTTAGCACCTATTGTTCCTGATGTTCCTGATGTTCCACTAGTTCCACTAGTACCTGAAGCTGAACTAGAACCATTTGAACCTGCTAAACCTGATGAACCAACAGTACCAGATGTGCCACTTGTACCTGATTGTCCAGCAGTGCCTGAGGTTCCTGATATACCACTTGTACCGGAGGTTGCATTTACATATCCTATAACGCCTGTAGTTGGGTTATAGGTAACAATATAACTTGTATCTTGAACCGGAAGGGTTTGAATTATAATAGGTGTTGGTGATGAGCCTGAAATTACTAGTGAACCTGTAATAATAGCTGAACCTGAAAATGGGAATCCTACTCCTTGTACTAAAATAGTTACACCAGTATCGCTACCACTTACGCTAAATCCTGTAACTGTAGCAGAACCACTTATATTAATATAGGGAACACTAGAGCTAACTAGTGTACCATTTTGATATATATCAATAGTACCATTACCGGTACCGTTAGGATCTACGTTATATACTCCAACTGGAACTTGATCAAGAAATCTAATATTGGCCATTATTTATTTTAGGTTTTATCCATCATAAATATGGCAAAATATTATATTGCATTAACTTTTTTCTTAATTTCTAAAGCTTTTAGTGATTCTTGAGTTGTAATTGTTCCGTTGCCATTATCTTTACCATTATATAAAGCATCAACAGAAGAAGCTTCAATTGAAAATATAACTTTTGTTGTATCAGTATATTTTTTCAATGAGTTTATATCTTTTTGTAGTATTTCTGGGACAATATAACCATTAAGTCTTATATTAAAAGTACTTCTTACAATGCGTTCATCATTATTAACTAATTCTGTTTGAAAACCAAAAGAATCAATCATTGCTTTAAATTGATAACGTTGAGGATTACCCCAATAAGCATCTGAAGCATATTCCATTGCTTCTACAATTTTATTTAATTGTTCTACATAATAAGTAAAAGCAATACATGTGTAGTTAATAGTAACATAATCTGGAATTACAGTTGCATAAAATTGTTTTTCCGGGATTCTATTGTTTAATACTTTAAAATTATCATATGAATTTTTAGGATCATATTTTTTAGTAGAAACACTATAATTATTAGGATTATTGGCATCTAATTTATTACCAATAGTTCTATTTTTTTCTAAAGAATCACGTTTAAACATGATTAAAGGAGCCATAATTTTACCATTTTGGTCTCTGTAGTAACCATCTTTTTGATATGATTTCCATTTTTCAGGAGAACCATAAATTACTGGTACATTTAAACGTTCACCATTCTGAATAACTGATGGTTGAATAATATTTTCAAAGTAATAAAATACGGCTTCATCAATATCTTTAAGACCAACACTAAAAGGTTTTACATTATCTCCCTTCCAAGATGCTTGTAATGCTCTGTTAATACCAGGAACATTAGGATCCGCATAGTTAGGATTCCCAGCAGGAACATAAGTTGAATTATGTTGCTCAACACTGATTTCTCTTTGTGTTTTAGGAGTTGGTTTATTTAATCTATTATTAGCCATTACATTCTTGATAAAATTATATTAACACGATCTGATGGTGCATAATGGCAATCACATCTTACTTCTACACTATAACCAAACTTATCTAGTCCAGGGTTAATAGGGTTTGGAGTACCATTACCATTGTTATAAGGATAACTAGGATTTTTTCCTGTGAAATATTGAGTATCATAAGTATTATCTATTTCCCAATATCCATTTTGATAATGAATAATATCACCTACTGCTGGTTGAAGATTAGCTCCATAAGTTCCTGGGAGTGGGTTTAAATTAGAACCAAAACTCATGCTAATATTGTAATCTAGTGTAGGGCTTAATAAATCATCTTTTAAAAATCTAAAAGTTATAGGCCAAGTAAAATCTACACCTAAATCACTTGTAGGAGATTCAGGAGATCCTAACTCTACTAAAGCAAATAATGCAACGGGATCAGCAAATGTTCTTCCTTCTGCTGCTTCACCATACATATTAACTGTTGTATTAGTAACGTTATATTTATAAAATATTACTTCTTGAGATATAATATTCCCCATCAACTCTCGGTTGACTCTTCGGAACATACTTATATCTCTTGCTTCACCGTATAATGCCATATTATCCTATAAAAATTGTCATTGGTACTTGGCTAATTTCAGCAACACGAGCTACTGATTCAGCTTGTCTTCTTTCAAGTAATGCTT